GCAATATGCTGTACCAAGATGGTACCAAGTATTGTTTTGTTTGTAAGACGTTCACGGCTAGTTCAGGCGGCTCACAGGTCATTGTAAAACCAGCAACAGGAAATATTCAGCACATGAAAAACGCAACCATAGCTCAGATCGCAGACCGTAAAATTACGAGGGCAACGTGCGTCAAGTACGGTGTACAGGTGTCCTACGACACAAAGGGTGACATAGAGAAACATCATTACCCGTGGTTCGATGCCAACGGTGATCTAGTGGGTCATAAGACTAGGCTCGTAGCCACAAAAGATTTCTTTTGTCCTACAGGTGCGGCATCCGATACTTTGCTTTTTGGGCAGCAGACGTGCCGAGGTAGTGGTAAGTACATCACAGTCACAGAGGGTGAGATAGACTGCCTCAGTGTTTCTACTGCGTTCGAGAACAAGTACGATGTGGTCTCTGTACGCAATGGTGCCAGCAGTGCTGTGAAGGAGATTAAGGCGCAGCTAGAGTTTCTAGAGAGCTATGATACCGTTGTGCTTTGTTTTGACAACGACAAGGCAGGGAACGAGGCTACTAAGGCCGTACAGGACTTGTTCAGCCCCGGAAAGCTCAAAGTTATTAAGATGGGAGAGTTTAAAGACCCCAACGAGTACCTNTTAGCNGGGAANNCCCGTGATTTTATTAAGGANTGGTGGGCCGCTAGGGATTTTAGCCCCGATGGGATAGTCAACGGCAAAGACCTGTGGGATTCNCTGGTAGANTACAGAAAAGTAGTNAGCGTACCTTACCCGTGGGAAGGCCTGAACACGCTTACGCGAGGTATCCGTAACGAGCTTGTTACAGTCACCTCTGGCTCNGGCATGGGTAAGTCNCAGATGCTNAGAGAGTTACAGCATTACTTGATGAACGCCACAGACCACAACATAGGTATCTTAGCACTAGAGGAGACCGTAGAGCGCACTGGCATGGGTATCATGTCTATGGCAGCTAATAAGCCTCTACACCTAGAAGAGGGTACCGAGGTAGCAGACCTTAAGCCGTTTTTTGACAAGACTCTAGGCACAGGCCGTTTTGTCCTGTACGGAAACTGGGCCTCACCTACCGTGGATAGCCTGCTCAGTAAGATACGTTATATGTCTAAAAGTAACGACTGCAAGTACATTTTTTTAGATCACCTGTCTATTATCGTATCTGCTCAGGAGAACGGTGACGAGCGTAAGGCCATTGACGAGGTAATGACTAGGCTACGCAGGCTTGTGGCCGAGCTAGACATAGGGCTGTTTCTTGTGAGTCACCTTAGACGCTCTGGCGGCACCTCCCATGAGGAGGGGGGACGCATAAGCCTAGGGGAGCTCCGTGGCTCACAGTCCATAGCGCAGCTATCCGACATGGTTATCGGGCTAGAGAGAGACCAGCAGGCTGACAACGAGGAGTTACGGAACACTACTCTGGTGCGGGTTTTGAAGAACCGATACACAGGGGAGACAGGGCCAGCCTGTTACCTTAAGTATTCTAGGGACACGGGGCGCATGACCGAGTGCGCTAGGCCAGACTTTGAAGAAGACAAAAACGAAGGGGAGTTCTAATGATATGTCAATTTACATTTAAGGGTAGCAACGTATACATTAAAACGGAAAGTATTGTGGCAATAATGCCCGAGATCAAGGGTAGCAAAGCGGTAATATTCACAGAACCGCCACTAAATACGCTAACCGTTGACGAGAGTGTAGACGAAGCCTTTGCGGAGTGGTACACTAGGTTGATGGAGCAGAAACTAGGTGAAGATACAGACCTAGTTCATTGGTCACAGGCAACGTTAGAGGTATAAATTGACTGAATTAATTATAGACATAGAAACTAACGGCTTAGACCCAGACACCATCTGGTGTTGCGGGGTTAAGGTAGTGGGGTCACCATCGGGTGAGCTAATGATGAACGCGGAGGATTTACAATGTTTTTTAGACAAGCACAAAGGGGCTACTGTTTATGCTCACAATGGGAGGAGGTATGACTATCCTATTCTTGAGCGTTTGTGGGGTATTGATTTTGATCGTGTTAACCTTAGGGATAGCGTTATTTTATCAAGGGAAGCGAATCCTAGACGCATTGGAGGGCACTCACTCAAGGCTTGGGGTCAGACCCTTGGATTCCCGAAAGGCGTATACAGCGATTGGACAAGATTTACCCCCGCAATGGGAACCTATTGTGTCCAAGACCTCAACGTCACCGAAAAACTCTTAGAGGTTGTTAAGGAGGAGCTTAAGCAACCCTCAGCTATACTAGAAACTAAAGTAAAAGAAATTATTAACGAGCAAATAGAGGCAGGATGGCTTTTAGATATGCCTAAGTGCTTTGATCTGCTAGCTACATTACGGGAGAGAAAAGATGAAGTTGAAGCTAACGTACACCAAAGGTTTAAACCACTGGCGGTTCCCACAAAAGTGGTTGTACCGAAGGTTAAGTCTGACGGGGCTTATAGCAGAGTGGGCCTTAATGGGTTTAATGTTAACAGTGTTAGTGGCAGTTTTACTAAGGTTGGGTTCCCCGAGTTTAACTTGGGCTCCAGAAAACAGATCGGTGCTTACCTCGTGCGCTTTGGATGGAAACCGAAGGCCTACACTGCCACAGGACAGCCCGTAGTAGACGAGGGTGCCTTAGAGGGCTCCACGATACCCGAGGCGCAGCTTATAGCAGAGTATCTTATGCTAGAGAAGCGCATAGCTATGGCGGCCTCATGGATAGAGGCTGCCGATGACGAGGGTAGAGTACATGGTCACGTAGACCCCTGTGGAGCCGTCACAGGCAGAATGACTCACAGCAAGCCTAATCTAGGTCAGGTGACTGCTCCGGGAAAGCCTTACGGAAAAGAGATGCGCCAGTGCTGGACGGTTCCTCAAGGTTACAAGTTAGTTGGTTGTGACGCTGACGCTCTGGAGCTCAGAATGTTAGCTCATTATATGGCTGACGATGCTTATATAAAGACAGTTGACAAGGGGAGTAAGGACGATGCTACGGATGTACACAGTGTTAATCAACGTGCGGCTGGTATTTCTACGAGGGATAGAGCGAAGACTTTTATCTATGCTTTCCTATACGGAGCGGGTGACGCTAAGATCGGTAGCATTCTTGGACAAGGCAGAAGCGCGGGAACGGCTGCTAAAAAGCGGTTCATGGACTCCTTACCCTCTCTCAGGTCACTCCGAAGTAGAGTGGAAAAGGCGGCAGAAAGAGGATACTTAAAGGGCTTAGATAAGAGGCGCATAGAGGTTAGGAGCCCTCACGCTGCGCTTAACACTTTATTGCAGGGTGCTGGTGCAGTTTATATGAAGCAAGTTATGGTTATGTACTACGAAAAAGCTACTAAGGAAGGCTTAGATTTTACTCAGGTCTCCGTAGTACACGATGAAATTAACGTACAGGTAAAGGAGGAGCAAGCGCCTAGGTTAGCAGAGATCATGGAAGAAGCATTCAAAGACGCTGGGGAACACTTTAATCTTAGGTGCCCTACAAAAGGAAACGCTATCACTGGCGATACATGGTATGACGTACACTAGGAGGTACAATGAAAACTATTGAGAGAGCTATACCTGACGTATATAAACTACTGTCTACTAAAGACATGGTAACCGGAGTAGACGTAGAGGCCGAGTGCGTTAGATTTGGAGAAGAGATGGCTCAAGTTATGCGGGACGCTATGGGGCCTGAGCAGGACAGGGCAGGACGCCTTAGGCTGTCTAACATAGGTAAGCCTGACCGTCAGATATACAACAGCTACAATGGCATAGCGGGACAAGACATAGCAGGGGCTACGCACATTAAGTTTCTTTATGGGCACTTGACTGAGGCTATGCTGGTCTCTTTGCTTAGACTATCGGGTCACTCAGTAACAAAGCAGCAACAAGAGGTAGAGGTAGAGGGAGTTAAAGGTCATATTGATTGTTTTATAGACGGACGCCTCGTTGATATTAAAAGCGCCTCTGGGTTTTCTTTAAAGAAATTCAAAAAGAATACGTTGCACACGGATGACCCCTTTGGTTATATTCAGCAGCTTCAGGCTTATGCCTACGCTTTAGAAGAGACTAAGTTTTCTTGGTTAGCTATGGATAAAAGCTCAGGGGAATTAGCCCTATTAACTTATGACACTGAAGACAAGTCTGCTCCCTATGCTAAGGTACTGGAGCAAGACATAAGCGAAAGAGTAAAATACCTAAAGGACATGGTGCTGTCGGCTCAGGTACCTTCCGTATGCTACGAGCCCGTACCCGAAGGTACTGCTGGAAATATGCGATTGGCATCGGGATGCACGTACTGCGACTATCGCGAAAACTGCTGGCCTGAGGCTAGAGAATTTGGATACGCAGGAAAACACAAATGGCTGACTAAAGTTGTCAAAGAGCCTAGGGTACTTGAAGTGCCGAGGGGGTTTTAGCATGAGTATCAAGCGAAAGAAAAGAAGCGGCTTTGAAGAACGTATGGGGGAGGTGTTAGAACAAAACGGGTTCCTTTACGAACCTTACAGCGTCCCTTACGTTATTCAGCATAAATACACGCCTGACTTTACTCTAGGAAACGCGTTAGTAGAGTGCAAGGGTTGGTTCAGACCGGGGGACAGGCAAAAGTACAAAGCTATTAGAGATAGCTTAGGAGGGGATAACCAGCTTATTTTTTTACTACAAGCTCCTCTCAAAAAAGTTTCCAAAGGAGCCCTGTTAACAATGTCAAAATGGTGCGAGAAAGAAGGCATTGAGTGGTTTGACTGCCCAGAGGAGTTAACCGATTACGTTATGTCTGGTGACTACCAATGAGCTTTACAATGCAAGAGATAATAGATAGACTAGCCGTTCAGTATGACCCAGAGGAATTAACAGAGTTGTTAGAGTTAAAGTCTAGGGAGATTGCAGAGCGGTTTGACGATAGGATATTAGATATGTGGGAAGAATTACAAAAGGAATTTTCAGATGACTGAGCAAACGCAAAAAGAAAAAATGGCCGCTTATAGTAAAAAGCGTTACTTAGAGAATAAGGAATACTATAAAAGTAAAAGTAAAAAATGGGCTTTAGAAAATAGAGAACGAAAGGCACACTTGACTAAATGCACAGACGTAAAACGTAGGTACGGGATAAGTATTGAACGCTACAACGAATGTATGGCTACCTCTGACGTTTGTGAGTGTTGTGGTAGCAAAAAAAACTTACAGTACGATCACTGCCACGGCTCTATGGACTTCCGGGGTGTTTTGTGCGGAGTCTGCAACAAGGCTTTGGGGGCTTTAGGGGATACACTAGAGGGAGCTAAGAAAGCAGTAGCGTACCATGAAAAAGTTATTAAACGAAACAAGGAGGCTAGACAATGAGCAATAAAAAAAGAGAGTGGAACCCCTATGGAAAAGATGAAAAGGCAAATTTGTTTAATGACCCCACGCCTAGGAATAGTCTTGATGATGCAACCCCCGAGGAATGGCATAGGGCTTCTCAACCGCAACATGGCCCCCGCTGGTACGACCCAGAGGAAGTCCTCGCCTACGCTGACAAGATAGAACCAGAGGACAATGCAGGCAATGCCTTAGACACCCAAGTAGGAGGTGGGCATTACAAAGAAATGGCTATGCAACCCGTTGAGTTTATTATGGGTAACGGGTTAGGTTTTTGTGAGGGAAACGCAATAAAATATATCTGTCGATATAAGTCTAAAGGCGGGGTTCAAGACTTAGACAAGGCAATACATTACATTCAATTATTAAAGGAGTCCTACAATGGGAACAGTTAAGACTAAGATTTTTGTAGCTGGCAAAGCAGGTGCCATAAAGGCAAACAGCTACGAGCTGATGACTAACGACATGGCAGAGGTACTAAAGTACCTAGATGCCAACAAGGGGGCTGAGTTTAAGCCCCTGTATTTAACTTCTATTGAGGGTTCTAAATAATGGATGAATACAGCAAGTACATTGCCAGCAGCCGCTACGCCCGTTGGCTTCCTGAGCTAGGCCGNAGAGAGGCNTGGCCCGANACTGTNCAGCGATACACANAATACTGGGGCTCGTTGCTGTCCCCTGAAGAGGCCTCAGAGCTAGGAGAAGCCATAGAAAATCTAGACGTTATGCCTTCTATGCGCTGCTTAATGACCGCAGGGCCTGCTCTAGAGAGAGACAACGTAGCTGGCTTTAATTGCTCGTATCTTCCTATCGACCATCCCAGAGCTTT